GTGATAAATTTTAACTTGCAATTTATTTTATTCTGTGATAATATTATAGATAGGAAAGCGGACAGGGGATAGCAAGGGGAGATGGGGAAATGAACGCAACACAGGCACAGCAAATCGCAGAAAAGGCAATTGAAACCGTCAACTCTAGCAGCGATTACGAATATGTTGTTCCGTTCGTTACTCTGGATGTGTGGAGTGATAAGTTTGGATATTCTGTTTCATACAATGGCAACGAAGTAGGCGGCTTGAATCGGGCAAGCGCAATTTCATTGATAGTTAAGCAGTTGTTGAGCTAAAAATAGGAGTTGCGAAAAATGAGTGACGATGGAATGACATTCTTGCAGCAACGAATGATAGAGATTAACGACCTGCGCAGTATGTTGGTTCGCACAACTAACGAAATGAAAGCCGCAAGCACACTAGCGCTAGAGTCAAGCATGATAGCCCATGCTTTAGCTTTGCGTGTTGAGGCTGCTGAATCCGCACTGGCAGAACGTGATAAGCCGTGCATATGGACATATGTTTTGCCGACATGCTATGTCCCAAGTTGCAGGGATGAAATTGCCATGTGCTTAGATGGGAAATTTTGTTCCTATTGTGGCCATCCTATCGAGGTGCAACCATGACGCATCGTTGTGACACATGCGCTGCGGCTGCGCAGAATGAGCCGCAAGACGTGGCAGGCCTGCTCCGATGGCTTGCGCCGCCGCTGGAACTGGTAGAGGCGTTGGAGAAGTGGCAGACATCCGGCAAGCCTATGCCGCAGCCTGTCACGATGTACTTGGCAAGGTGGCAAGCGCTGCGCACGGCTGAGCCGGTTGGCGCGGCAATAGTGGACGGAGGTTGGTTGTGAACTTTATCGATGCGGCGGGAGTAGTGGCTGAGAGTGGCGAGTTTCTTATTGATGACAGTCTCGCCAGAGATGCACGTCAGATTGTCATGGATATTGTTGCCGCTTACGATGCACTTGCACCGGACTGGGCGAATGCGCCGGACTGGGCGCAGTGGTGCGCCATTGATGCAGGTGGCGTGCAATGCTGGTACGATGGCGAGCCTAACGTTCGGATAGGCGCGTGCGCGTGGATTTCGCAGGATGAAAGATACGTGATCTACCGCAAAATTAACCTGTCTCTCGGCATTGACTGGCGCTTGTGCAAGTGGCAACGGCCATGACAGATGACACCTTCGACACCATTCAAGCCACGCTCGGCGGGCAACCGAATCGCCGGGGTTGGTACGATGTCGATTGCCCATTTTGCGGCAAGCCGGCAGAGCGTGGACAGGTGCATTTCAGCTATAACGCCACTGGATATCGTTGTTTCGTGTGCCAGAATCACGGGACACTGCACAAGTTAGCCGAACACCTACGCATTGACGCACCTGTAACGCCAGTTACACGCCACGCACCGGAGCCGGTGGCTACTGCCAGATGGCGGCAGAATCCTAGCAGGCTGCTGGAAGTGTACCGCAACCCTGAGCGGTACAACGTCTGGCGCAAGTACAAGCCGCTGTCTACTGCCACGATAGAGAAGTTTGATTTTGGCTTTGGCAAGTTGCCATTTCAGCGCAGTGACGGCGAATGGTACATGAGCAAACAGCCGTGGCTAACAGTGCCGCTGTGGGAGTCTGGGAAGCTCGTAGGCTTACGTGGGCGCAACCTCGGTACAACAGGGCCAAAGTGGATATCGGCAACGGGATCGACGTACACGCTGTGGGGAGTGGATTACGTCAGGAAAAACGCCGTGACCTGGCTGTGCGAGAATTACGTTGATGCGGCGTGGCTAATGCAAGAGCGACCGCAATGGTGCGCTGTGGCGATAGGCGGGGCAACAACCTGGCAGCCGCAATGGGCGCAGATGCTGAAAGAGCGTCAGCCGCTGACGGTCATCGTGGCGCTAGATCGGGACTTGCCAGGGCAGGCTACAGGTGCGCTGCGTGACAAACTAGCGGCAGAGTGGACAGCAGAGCATCATACGCCGCCGCCTGAGGCGCAGGGGCCACGCATAGCCAACGCCTTGATTCAAGCTGGCGTCAAGGCGCTGCTATTCGAGTGGCCAGAGTGCGCACCCGTCAAGGCTGGTATTGACTGGATTCTATCGAAATGATCGGACAAATAGCACTATTCCAACCTGACAACACTTTGCCGTTGCGCCGACGTGTATCGGTGGAAATCATCACGGTTGCGCAGGCACGGCATACGCTAGAGACTTTCCATTACTTGCACCGGTGCCGCACTGGACGGCAGATAAATTACGCCGTGTTGATTGATGGCATGGTTGATGGCGTGATTACGTTCGCCTATCCGATGACAAGCGCACCGATAGCCGGTGTTCCCTCTGACGAACTGCTAGAGTTCGCCCGCCTGTATCTGCATCAAAACATACCGCACACGGCGACATGCGCCATCGGCAAAACGCTGAAACGCATCAAAGGCGACTGGATGAAACTCTATCCAGATGCGAAGGTGCCAAGCCTCATTGTATCCTGGTCGGATACTGAGTATCACAAGGGCACAGTTTACAAGGCGGCTAACTTTCAATGGCTGAAACTATCTCCAGGTAAATCAAACAGAAGTGAATCGATTAGAAAATGGTCAGGGACAATCCGAAAGAATCACGAGGATCACGCTCACGACAAAGACTGTTGGATATATCATCTGCGATAGCGTTATCACTGTCATAAATTTTAACTTGACAAATATCACTATCGGCATTACAATGTCACATAGGTTACAACGTCAATTCACAGGAGAAACAAACAATGCACCTTCCAGAGATTGCCGACACGCTGCACAACAAGGGATTCAAAGTCCAGATTGATGAGTCTCACGAAAAAATTACCGTGTCACTCAATCGCCGTGTGGACTTCAGCGAAATCGAAGCAGCTTGCGATTACGAAATCAGCAGCGAGATTCGCATGAGCCGCTCGAATGATGGCAAGTCAGTTACTGTCCGAGGCTGATATGCAATACGCAGATTTCATAGCCAGCAAACAGATGACAGTCGGCAGTCACGGCATCGAAGTTCACGCCGATGAAGTGCATCCGATGCTCAAGGCGTTTCAGCGGGACATCGTGATCTGGGCGGTGCGCAAAGGTCGTGCTGCTGTGTTTGCCGACACTGGACTGGGAAAGACTTTCATCGGCCTGGAATGGGCGAGACTGCTGAATCAGCGCACGCTATTCGTAGCGCCGCTTTCGGTAGCACGCCAGATTGCACGCATGGCACCGGCCATCGGCTTGGAAGTGCGCTATGTGCGGAGCCAAGAGCAAGTGACAGGCGATCATCTGCTGTGGATTACGAATTACGAGATGATTGCGCAATTCGATCCGTCGCAGTTTGGCGCTGTGGTGTTGGATGAATCTTCGATCCTCAAGGCGATTGACGGCAAGACACGCCGGCGCTTGACAGAGATGTTCCAGGTCGTGCCGTATCGCCTTTGCTGCACGGCCACGCCTGCGCCGAATGATCTGGTAGAAATCGGCAATCATGCGGAGTTTCTGGGCGTCAACACCGCAGCAGAGATGCGGGCTATGTTTTTTATCAATGCCAACATCGATCATTACGTTGAGTACGAAGGCTTGCGGGTGCGGCGCAAAGGCAGCAACGCAGGCGGGCAAGAGTGGCGTCTCCGTCATCATGGCGAGGAGCCATTTTACAAATGGATGGCGTCATGGGCCATGAGCATCCGCCGCCCGTCTGACTTGGGCTACGACGATGCCGGATACATTCTGCCGCCGCTGACAATTACGCCTGAATGGATGGATTACACGTACACGCCAGATGATCGGCTGACGTTCACCGGCTTTACCGGAATCAAAGACTTTTTGTCATTGCTGCGCAAGACCGTTGACATCCGCTGTGCGCAGGCCGCAGAACGTGTCAACGCCGACAACGAACAATGGATCGTCTGGACGTACCTGGAAGATGAATCATCCCTGGCGCATAGCCTGATTCCTGACAGCATTGAAATCAAAGGCAGCGATTCACCGGAACACAAAGCCGAAATGATCGAAGCATTCCAGGATGGCAAGTTTCGGGTGCTAGTCACCAAGCCTGACATTGCTGGATTCGGGATGAACTTCCAAAACGCACGCCGACAGTACTGGGTGACGGTGCGCTATTCGTGGGAAGAGTGGTATCAGGGAATCCGCCGCTCCTATCGTTTCTTGCAGGATCGCCCAGTCGAAATCTACGCCGCACTGACTCCGCAGATGCAAGAGGTCTGGGACACGATCATGGCTAAAGAGAAGGTCGCATCCTATATGAGCGAGCAACTCATTAGCCATGTGCGCAAGTTTGAGATCGAGCAACTGCATGACGGCGCAAGCGAAAAGAAATCGTACACGGCAAGCAAGGCAATGCGCTTGCCAAAGTGGTTGAAACAGGCAGCATAGGAGATTGACATGGACGTTTTGAATCAGACTATCGGAAAGAACTTTGCCGCTTACCACGGCGATAGCGGAGAGGTGCTGAAGGGATTGCCAACGGCAAGCGTTGATCTTTCAGTGTACAGCCCGCCGTTCGCTGATCTGTTTGTGTACAGCAACAGCGAACGTGACCTCG